CGCGGAAAAGGCGATGAACGAGACGCCCTGTAGCCACCTCCTGGATGATGGACCGCACTGTTACCTGGGGTGGAATACAGCGCTGGAGTGCATCGGTTGCTGCGCCTATGACGCGCACCCAGACCCAGCCTTACAACATTGGGTGACGTGGCACGAAATCAGAAACGGCGTCGGTACCCGCACCGATGCCGACAAAACTAATCAGGCGGGCATGAGTGGTGAACGTGGATGAACCAAGCGGATTCAAGCGCGCAATCAATTCGGCCTGGGACAACCTCCCGAAACTTATTGTTGCCGCCATCGTGGCAATCGCTGTTTTTGTCGGCGGCTTCTGGGATAGCTATCGGCGCATGTCTGCTACTGTTGACGGAATTATGGAGCAACAACTTCCTGCCAAACTCTGCGGCCGCCTCCACGAATGCCCCTTCATTGACAAAATAGAGCAATCAATCTCAGTAATTAATCTCGCAGTCAAGGAATCCAGAGAACAGATTTATAGCCATTACCGGGAAGACGAAGAATGGAAAAACCGCATTCGGCAGCTAGAGCAATGGCGTTACAATTTCTCAACGCACCAGACGGCACTCCCCGACCCGTTTACGGGAACCATGGGCAAAGAATTGGAAGGTCGAATTGAGCGATTAGAGAATGGCAAAAACAATAGGCCATAACATTTACAAGTGGAGCCAACGATGATCGCCGTTTACATGCTGATCGGCCCGATGTGGTGGCAAGCGGTCGCCTTCCACGAGTTTCTGCGCTGGTGATGACATGCTGACCTCCACCAAGGCACTGACCCGCTACGGCCCTCCTCACGAGGAGCGCGCCATGGTGCTGTTCGATGTCCCGACGGACCTGGAAGTCGGCGCTATCCCCATGCGCATCTACTGCAACCGCGACCTGGTGGCCCCTCTGACCCATGCGCTGGCCCTCGTGATCCAGCGCGGGCTCGCGGCCAAGATCCGGACCTGGGACGGCTGCTTTAACATCCGGCGCAAGCGCGGCGGGTCTTCGCCTTCGCTCCACTCCTGGGGCCTGGCGATTGACATAAACGCCTCCTGGAATCGGATGGGCCAACCTTCGCAACAGGACCCGCGCTTGGTGGCCTGTTTCAAGGAGTCGGGATTCGATTGGGGCGGCGAATGGTCCACCCCGGACGCCATGCACTTTCAACTATCGGAGATCCCATCATGAGATTGCCAGCAATCATTCTCGCCTTCGCCCTGACCGCAGGGTGTGCCACCGCGCCCATGCCGGCCCAGCAGGAGTCTCTGGCCAGCATCGGTATTGCCAGCGCCATCGAGCGCACGACAGATCCTGCCAAGACGGCCAGGCTGGTGATGGACATCGCCACCATGCCGTTGTCGGTGGACGGCATCGGCGCCGCGGTCAAGTCGCGCATCGGGTACGCCGCTCTCCCAGCCTCGCAGCAGCTCGCCATCGACGCCATCCTCGAGGAGCTCAATCGACAGTTCGCCGACTCCCTGACTACCGCCGACAAAGACGCGACCCTGGCCCTCTGGCGCCGCGCCGCAACCGCCGCCGCCCTGCGATTCCTGCCGGTCACGCCATGATGCCTAAACAGCGATTCGCTCCGGTCACGCAACCGCAGACCATGATCCTGATCGGGCACACCGAGGCAGGAGGGCTGATCTTCTCGCCAGGCCCAGGCGACGATCCTTGCTTAGTTCGCGTCGTCAACCCCAAGACGAAGGAGATTGTCCCTGAGACCCAACTGGCCTTTTTGCCTGGCCCGTGGTCCCTGTCCGCCCCGTTTGATCCCAACGCCTGGGGCGCGCTCTTCGCCCCAGGCAAAAGCGAGGAAGATCCGCATGGCTGAGTACCGCGATGCCGCCGTGTCCGGATCTTCGCGCGTGCGCGCCCGGGCGCTGCATTTCGAGAATCCACTGTCTGGCATCCCGTCCGTCTGGATCGAAGAGGAACGTGTCACAACGCTGGGGGCGAGCCAGGTTATCACGCCCTGCGCCGATCCTATGGGCGGCGGGGAACTCCCGCAGATCAACCTTCAGGCCACCGACCTGACGACTGCCTTTCCCTTGCGCGACCCGACGACAGGGGACGTGATCGAAGGGCAGTCGTCCTCCTATGGCGCCCTGTTCGTGTTGCTCTATTCCCTGTATTGGCACCTTGCCGAGGCCCGCGATGCCGCTCTTCCTTGACCCGTCCCTCGTCGTCACGGCCTTGTCCGACTTGGTCCCGTCCATCGTGGCCGAGGTGCTGGAGTTCACCGCAGCGTCCCGGGCCGATCCCGCCCGGGCTGCCCCGAAGTGGCCTCGGATCTCTGTCATCGCCGAACGCACGACGCCTACGGCATCCAGGGGGCTAGGGGATTCCGGCTCGGTGGAGGAGACCGTGCTCCTGCTGATTCAGGTCCGCACGCAATCGGTCGCCGTCATCGACAGCGACGCCATGGACGCCATGCTCGCCATTCGCGACGCCATCTATTCCGTCCTCCATGGGGTTGTCATCGCCCCGGGGTGGAAAACCTCCCGCTATGCCGGCGGGCAACTGGTCGGGGTGGACTCCGACGCGATCTATACCTGGGGCGACCGCTATATTTTGCCCCGTCTTTGTTGACCATCTGGAGATTTCATCATGACTTGCGCAGCACTTTCGACCGCCGCCGGCACCGTCGTTGCCGTTTCCGCCACCGCCGCCGCTTCCCCCTGGGACAAAGCCGCTTATGTCGCCGTCGGGACCTATACCGCTATCGGCAATATCTCGTCAATCTCGGAGATCGGCCGTAAATATGCGCCCGCGACGTTCAAAGCGCTCGGCTCCCGGACCACGTGCAAAAGGAAGGGCTCGTATGATTTCGGTTCGCTGAATATCGGGCTTGGCTATGTCGCTGAGGATGCCGGGGTCATCCTACTCAAGGCTGCCCTGCTGGTAGACACCAGCTATTCATTCAAGATTACTTTGAACGACGCCACCGCGACGTTGGTTGTCCCGACCGTGTTCTACTTCATGGGGCAGGTCATGTCATTCGTGGTCAACCCCGGATCTGATCCGGACTCCTTCGTCACGGCGACCTGCGAAGTGCAGATTGATGGCGACGTGCTGGTCGTTCCCCGCGCCGCGTCCTAATCACCGCCAGGAGAAACCATCATGGCATGTTCCGAATTATCAACTGCTGCCGGCACAAAGCTCTACGTTTGCGCCGCGGCACCCGCGGACGATCTGGCCGCAACTTGGGCCGCGCTCACCTGGATCGAGGTTGGCAATATCTCCTCGATTTCGGAACTGGGTCGCAAGTACGCCCCGGCATCCTTCAAGGCGCTTGGCTCCCGGACCACGTGCAAGCGCAAAGGCTCGTATGATTACGGGTCGGTCACGGTCGGGCTCGGCTATGCGGCGGAGGACGTGGGATCGGTCGCCCTGGCAGCGGCCTTGACCTCCGATTCAGACTATTCGTTCCGGATCGCGATGAACGACAAAAACGCCACCTACCACACCACCGATACGCAGTTCTATTGGCGCGGTCAGGTGATGAGTTTTGTCACCAATCCCGGAAGCGATCCGGACTCCTTCGTTACCGCGACCTGCGAAGTGCAGATTGACGGCGACGTGAAAATCGTAGCGAGGACCTAATGCCCAGCATCAACAGTATCCATTTCTCCACGTCCAGCAAGATGCCCGTGCGCCACCCGGCGACGGGCGACGTGCTACGCATGGCTGACGGCCGCGAGCAATTCATCGACCTGGCGGGCATGGACAGCCCGCAGTTCCGCAAGGTCATGGCCGACTACCAGGACCGCATCATCCGCAAGCGCAAGCCGGGCGGGGCCAAAGAGTCGGAGCAGAACGCCATCGATGCCGTGACCGCCTGCACGATGGGCTGGCTCCTGGACGACGGTGAGGGCGGAGAGATGCCGTTCAGCGAGTCGGTCGCCCGCGACCTCTACACTGAGCACCGCTGGCTGCGGGGCCAGTGCGATGAGTGGATGGGCGAGAGGGCAAACTACCTGGGGGAATCCGGCAGCGCCTGACGCTCTGGGCCAGGCAACATGCCTGGCTGCACACCACGCCCCGGCGCAAGGAAGAGCCAGGGCGCAAGTCAGGCGCGGCGGGACCGGCCCCAAAGGCGCGCATCGAAGCCTTCCTGGAGGCTCGCGAACACGGCCAAGATCCGCCGGAACTGGACCTCCCAGACACCGGGGCGGATCAGTGCCTGATCGATTGGCTGTTCGAGGCAGGCGCGATCCGCTGGACGGAGAATGGCCCATGCAGGCTGGGATGGCCCGATCTGCTGGCCTGGCAAACGATGACGCAGACCGCCCTGACAACCTGGCAAGCGGCAACTATCGCAGAGCTTTCCGTCGCCTATGCTGCATCGGCGGGCGCCGCTCTGGACCCGCTCTGCCCGCCGCCCATCGCGCCCGTGGTGCAAGCGCAGACCGTGGATGCGCAGATCATGGCCCTGTTTAGCGCCTTTGCCTCACCCGCCGAAACCGAGGAATGATCCATGTCCGACTCAGTTCTGAAAATCATCCTCAAGGCCGTCGGCGGACCGGAAGCGGCGGGCGAAATCCGCAAGGTATCCACGGCGACAGACCAGATGGCTGGGGCAGTCAGAGCGTCGGCTACGGCGCAGCAACAAAGCGCAGAGTCCATGAGGGCATCAACCGCGGGTGCCGGCGCATTGACATCTGCCATGGGCGGGTTGGCCGCTGCATTCAGCGCGGCTGCCATCCTAAAATTCTCGCGTGAAATCGCCACGGCCAAAGACGAGATGGCCGCGATGCGCCAACAGGCCCTGATGATGTCCGGATCTAGCGCGGGATTCGAGGCCCTGTATGCCTCCGCTCAGCGCATGGGTGTTGGCATCCGGGACGCCAGTCAGGCGGTCAACTTCTTCGCGCCCGCCCTGGCCAAGCTGGGCAAGAGCTACGAGCAGAGCATCGAGTTCTCGGAAAACCTGACCAAGTCCATGCAGGTTTACGGACTCCAGGGCCAGGCCGCGGCATCCGTCACGACGCAGCTTTCTCAGGCACTGTCTTCCGGGACCCTGGGGGGCGACGAACTGAAGTCCTTGCGCGAGAATGCGGGCGGGTTGGCGATGAAGCTCGAGGAGGCTATCCAGAAGGTCCTGGGCACCAAGGACAGCCTGAAGGACCTCGGCACCCAGGGCCGGCTTTCCAGCGAAGTGGTTTCCACCGCATGGGAGATGGTGTTTAAGCAGCTCAAAGAGCAGATCGCCAACCTGCCGGAGACCCTGGCGAAGCAGGACGCCCGGATGGGGAATGCCGCCGGGCTGCTGATGGAGGCGCTCGACAAGCGGCTCCATTCGTCGGACATATGGCAATGGTTCGAGCGCGGCTTGACAGAGCAAATGGAGAGGATGACGAAGTCCATTACGCCCATGGATTTCGGCCCACTCACGCGGGTGAAAGAGCTAAACGACGAGATCGACAGGCTCAAAGCGCAGAACAGGGAATTTGAAGCCTCATCGGGGTATTCGAGGAGCGCCACAGCTACGGCAGAATACCAGGGGCGCCTGGCAGATATTGCAGTATTGGAAAAACAACGCTCCGATGCGGTAAAGGAATATGCTACGAATATGCAGATAGCGATCGCACTAGATGAAAGGAGTATCACCAACAAGCGCGAGCAAATCAAGCTGGATTCGGATGCGGCCGGGGCAGCAAAGGCGTGGGCGGATTCTAAGATCAGTAGCAATCAAGTTGAAGCAGCATTCGGCGCGCAAGCGCGAGCAACAATTGAAACAATGTTGCCGGCGATCACTGCCATGTCGGAAAAATACAATGTTTCTGAGGCCGCCATCATTGCCATGATGAAGGCGGAAAGCAACTTCAACCAGCAGGCTATGAGTGGCAAGGGCGCTGTCGGCGTCATGCAAATGACGGCCGTTGCCGCAGAACAGGTAGCCGCTAAAACGGGACTATCGTTTGCTCAGATGAAGGATGGCTGGAAAGCCAATATCGAAGGCGGGACCGCCTATATGCGATGGTTGCTGGATAACAGCAATGGCGCCATTAAAAACGTGGATGATTTAGCGCGGGCCTATAATGCCGGGCTCGGCGGCATGAATAAGGGCTTCGCGGAAACCGAAAAGCACGGGGATAGGGTATCGGCTGCCTACGAGAAGTTAACCCTAAGTGGAAAGTCCGCTACCGACATTATGGGGGACAATACCAAAGCCGCAGATAAGCAAGCGGACGCCCACAAAAAAGCCGCCACCGAAGCCGAAAAGCTCGCCATTGCCCAAGCGCAAGTTAATCTAGCCGGCGAGCAGGGCCGGATCAAGATCGAAGAATACCTGGCCGAGCAGGAAAAGCAGCTTGCCGTTGCGGGTCTGAGTCGTGAGGAACAGATCCGCGCTGCCGAGCAGCATAAAATCAACGGTTGGGCGATGGAGTTTGAACAGAAGGCCGCGACCGCTGCCGCCGCGGGGCACCTAGAACTAGCCGCCGCGCACCGCAAATCCGCAGAAGATACCCGCGCAGGAACCCAGGCAGCCCAAGATCACGCCGTGGCCCTAGACAAGGTGAAGGTTGCCGCCAAAGCCGCCGCGCCAACCATTGCGGACCTTTGGAATAGTACCGTTCTGGAGATGTCCAAGAACATCCAAAATTCATTGGCAGATGCCTTTACCTCCCTGTTCGACGGTAGCATCAAAAAGGCGTCCAGCTTTATCGACGCGCTCAAGAAGGTAGTTATTCGCGGCCTCGCGAACCTTGCGAGCGCAATCTTGATGAATCCGATCAATGTTGTCATCAACGCGACAATGGTCGGGGCTAGTGGGGAAGGGCAGGCTGGGCAGCAAGGTAGTACCACCGTGCAATCCGCTTATGGGTCCGGGAGTAGCAGCGGGCTCTCATCGGTATCAAGCATGGTGAACGGCACGAAAATTGGAACATCAGCTGTAAGTGCAATCAATTATTTGCACGCTGGCGCCGCAAGTGACGCTTATTCAGGAGCAGCAATTTCAATCGCCAATACGCCGAACTGGGCTTATGGTGTTGGATCTATTGCCGGGTCCCTGCTGGGGAATGCAGTATTTAAGGGCAAGGGGTACTCTTCGATTGGATCATCATTAGGTAGCCTGGGAGGTTCCATTGCTGGTGCGGCTGTCGCCGGTGCCTCCGCCGGGGCCGCCGGGGCCGCCGCCGGGGCCGCCGCTGGATCTGTCGTCCCTATTATTGGAACAATCGTCGGTGGTGTCATAGGCGGACTCTCCGGAGGTGCCCTCGGGTCCCTGTTCGGAAAAGAAAAGAAAAAGATGACCGAGGAAATCATCTACATGCAACAGAAGGATGGATACATCCAAGTTGCCCATCAGGCCAACTCCACTGCTGAAACAATCGGCAAAGTTGAGCAGGCAGCGTTGCAACTTAACACGATGACGGCGACCCTTGCCGATACGCTTGGAACCGAAGCGACTATAGCGCGCAACAATATAACGCTTGGCGAGCAGCCGCTATATCCGCAAGACGTTGAAAAGTATCTGCGACAACAGACAACAGCAACTATCAACGCCATGTTGGAGGCATCAACCGGCACAGCACGCGATATGATCACCAAGGCATGGCAAGAAACCGGCTACGACGTGGACAAGATGCAATCCATTGTCGCTGGGGTTAAACAGATTATGGATAATCTCCCTGAGATCACTAAGGCACTCACGGATGCTGGCGTGAATTTAGGAGATGACGCGGAAAAGGCAACTCTGCAAATGATGACGATGGCCGGAGGAATGGACAACCTAATCGCATCACAAAATGCTTACCAGAAGCTGTTTGTCGGACCAGAAGAAGCGGCTAAGAATCAGGCCGACGCGCTATCATCAGAATTCGCTAGGCTGGGAATGACGTTACCGGCGACCCGCGCGGATCTGAGAGCGTGGATGGACTCTTTAGACATGACGGACCAAAACCTCGTATCGTCTAGGTTAATCGTCTTGGGTATGGCGGACGCTCTAGATCAATATTACGGGGCCGCCGAAAGCGCCGCCGCAGCAACAGGCGATTTGAGCACCACGATAGATGGCATGGTGGCCTCTATTACCGACAGTGCCGCAGAGCTGGAATCAGCAAAGGCAAAATATGCCGGGCTGTTCATCGGCCCCGGAGAGGCGCTGGACAACACAATCGCGTCAATAACGTCGGAATTTACTGCGCTCGACATTGCGGTCCCTGCCACACGGTCAGAACTGCGCGCCATCGTTGACGGATTCGATCTCACTACAGAATCCGGACGGCGCAGCTACATTGCCGTAATGGGGATGTCCGATGGCCTGGACTCCATGTATACCGCCATCGAAGGCACGGCCGCCGCAATAGATAGCTTCGTGGCCGTGCAGAAGGAATACTACGACACGTTCACAACCGAGGAGCAGAAGGCTGCGGATACCCTTGCCACCGTTACCGCCGCTTTCGTTGCGCTGGGCCTGACCCTGCCGGGGACCCGCGAAGAGTTGGTGGCCATGATTGCTGGACTCAGCGAGGCAGAGCAACGCGCACTGGCGGCAAACGCTGGTATCGTTGCGCAGTTGAACTCCGTCTATGCAGCGCAGGAGGCTGCCGCGACCAAGGCGGCGCAGGAACAGGCCGACGCCGCCGCCAAAGCCGCTGCGGCGCAAGAGGAAGCCCAGCGCAAGGTGGATGAGGCTCAGGCTGAGGCTACCCGCAAGGCGCAGGAAGCGGCACAGGAGGCCCTGCAAAAGATCACGGCTATCGTCAGTTCCTTGCAATCCGCCATATCCGGATTCAGGCTCGAAAAGGATGCGCTCGACCAGGCTACCTTCAAAACTAGCCAGTCTCAGCTTGTGGCTTGGGCGGCGAGCGGGAAACTGCCAGAGCAAGAGGCCCTGGACAAGTCCCTAGGTGGCCTATCCAGTTTCAGCAAGTCCAGCTACGCCACGCAAGCCGATTACGCCAGGGATTATTGGGTGACGATGAACGCCCTAACCACCCTCGAAAAGCGGGCCGTCAAGCAACAGACTGCCGCGGAGCGGATGGTGAACGGGGTCGAGTCTCAATTAAGCCTCAGTACAGAATGGTTCGGGGTTGAGACCGACTGGCTGCAACGCATCGTCGGCGCCGTGGACGGACTGGCAAAGGCCCAGGGCTTTACAGGGTCCGCAGCCGCTACGCCGGCCGGAGAGTCCCCCGTGTACACCGCCGCCCCTGTCGCGCAGCCGACCCAATCAGGAACCGCGGATAATACCGCCGCACTGATCGCAGAGATCCGCGAGTGGCGTGAGGCCCAGCGATTGCAAGTGGTGGACATGGCCCTGTACCAGAAGCGCTCCGCTGACACCCTGCGCAAGTGGGACGACGAGGGGCTCCCGGATAATCGCGACGGTGTAACACTATTGAGGACAGCCTGATGTATTTCATCCGAGCGAATACCTGCACCCCGGTCGTCGCAACGACTGGATCATACCGCTACCCTACATGGGTCAGCGGAGCGACCTACAATAAGGGGGACATCGTACGGGATTCGACAGCCAATGCGGATTTTAAGTGTCGGGTCTATTCCTATTCCTCAACCACGCGACCCGGCTCGGCCTATTGGTACTATTGGCAGCGACTCACTACGGATGGTTCCGCATCGGTAGGACAATCAACCTACAGTTCAACGTTCGGTAAGAGCGGCGGATCTTCAGCATCCCTATACGATGCCTGGGCAACCGCAACCGCAGTCGTCAAAGGCGAGCGTGTCTATGATTCCGTTTCGCAGCACGATTATGAGGCTTTGGTAGCCATGACATCGGGCGTCAACGTCCTGCGCCCGTCTTCCGCCGTCATTTCCTCAGACTTAACCATTGCAGGCCATTGGTTAGACCTGGGGACCGCTTCCCTGTTTGCGTTCTTTGATGACGATGTCAGCACCGTGGCCACTGCGACGTCAACAGGATACGTTACGTTTGACGTGAGCGGGGCTGCCACCATAGAGTCCGTCGATTGCGTGGCCATCATCGGCATGAGCTGCGTCGCCACCGTGACCGTTTACGAGCTCAATCCAAGCACCAATGCCGTGCTAAGCACAACCGTCTACGATCTCAACTATAGCCCGGCGACAGCGCAGCTAAAAGATATTGTGGTTCATCCGATTACCGCCGTTGATAATCCGCGGTTTAAGATCAAGTTTGATGCAACGGTCGGATCGCCGTATCAGACAATCACCATCGGAAAGATCGTTTCCGGCAGAAAGGTAACGTTCGGAAGTACCGTTGAAAACGTCAACGTCTCAATCACCGACTACAGCGCAAAAGTGGTGGATGAGACCTTCGGCACCTATCGCTTTATCCGCCGCGGGTTCAGTAAAAACGTCTCGGCACAAATCATGGTGGAACATGCGCAAGGAGATCAGTTTTCCCAGTTTCTCGAAATGGCGCGAGCGGTTCCGACCTTCTGGGATTTCAACACAACTGGCCAAAGTCTCTCCCGCGTCATGGTTTATGGTTGGTATAAGAATTATTCTGCCGTGGTGTCTGGAATCCCCTGGGACACCTATAGCCTGGAAGTCTCCGGGCTGGTAGGCGCCTAATGCCGCGCAAACTCCCGTCTGAACTCGAAACCCTGACCACGCCGGTCGGGACCGACATCCTGATCGGTCAGCGACTACCAGAGTCCAAGGCCAGGCAGTTCCCGCTCTCGGACATCATCACTCTGGCGCAAGCTCTCCCCGGTGGTGGTGTCACTACAACCATGCTGGCATGGGGGGCCGTCAGCAATATGGCATATAACGGGATTTCTGCTGGGTCTGCCCTCAATAACTATTTCGACAGCATCGTAGACGTAAACATAACGCTCCTAGAGGCATATAGTTACGTTCTCGTTTTCGGCTATTTCAGCGGATATGGCTCACGCTCAAGCGGCACAGGAGATTACGGCGTCGAAACGCGCATCGAGCGGGTCGGAGGAAGCGTCCTGCAATCCGGGTATCCTGCCTTTGCGACAGGTGGCGCTAGCAGTGCAGCCACAATCGGCGGATCAATCCAGCACCTCGGGGTGTACGGGACAGGGGCGACGCCAGCCACCAAGACATTCCGCCTGTCCGCAAAATATGTTCCTGGCAACTCAGGCTATTGCGTGGGTGGAAACATCCTGGCGCTGGAAATGCGCAGATAAGCGCCTCAAAAGCGAGGCGCGCATCGGCGTTGTGCTCAGTCTGTTGGGTCATTTGGTGCGCGCCCGCTTTAGCCTTTTCGTTAGACGCCAGAGCAAAAGCCCTGGCGCGGATCATCACGCAGGCTTCTCGACCTCCATCACTACGAGCACGCGGCCGTCGTAGACGTACCGCTCGGCAGTCTCGCCGTCCTGGAGAATTATCGCCTCGGGAAGCGTGTCCCCGTCGTGGATCACGACGGACACCTGATTGGTGTCCGCACAGTGGGCTTCGATCTTTACGGTCGTGGTCATATCCAGTATCCAGAGCGCCTAACAAGTCGCTCAAAAGCGAGCCCAGCCACGGGCTCAGTTGGTGTCATGCGGCTCAGTGGCAGGCTGGGCCGCTTTAGCTTGGTCGTTAGCGTGCACAAGCCCGCGCTGTCGTGACCAGCCATCTGGCAAACTCAAGCGGGGTATGCTCCCGCTCGTCCTTCGAGATTTCAGGCCGCTTCGTGCCAACGGCTGCGCGCCCACTGTCCCCTATCACATAATCCGCGGCCCCGAGGCGCATCGGCATAGGTGGCAGGTCTTTGGGCTCGCACCCGCACAGGTACAGGCGAGTCGCCTTCTGGGCCTTGTGGCCCCACCAGTGCTGATAAACGGGCAGCGTCCAACCGCCATATGCGTCCCGGTCCCCTGGTTCTGGGAGAGGCTTCTCAGCCCACAACCGAGACTGTGCTGGGTGCTCGAGGACACCGCCCCAGGTCCGCACTTGATCGACAGCCCACAGGGCAAGCTCGCGTTCGCCGTCGCGGGGTTTCGCGAACATCGCAAACTTTCCCCAGGCCCGGCACGGCGGATGCGCAACAACAGGCGTGCCGCCTGGCCAAGTCAGTGCGTCCCTGTCAGCGTCCCACACGTCCACGCCCAGCAGGCTTTTGTATACGCTGTCTGCCCGAGCAAACAAAACGCTAACAAGAGGCTCAAAAGCGAGGCGCGCATCGGGGTCGGTGCTGTTCTGTTGGATCATAATGGCGCGCTCGCTTTAGCCTTTGTCGTTACGCAGAGACCAGCTTGCGCCCGTTGTTGTTGTCGTCGTATATCTTGACGCCGGGGACGAAGGCCAAAGCCTCGGCAACGGCATAAGAGCCGTCTGCGTTGCGCTGCTGCGTCGTCACCTGCACCACGCATCCGCCCGGAACTTCCATTGCCTTGGTGCTTTTCATCCAGCCCTCGGTTTGACTCGAAGCCTTACAAAGCAGGCGGAACATGTCGCCGTTACCAACAACCTGAATGTCCTTCACGTTCTGGCGTGCGCCGGAAATGTCGGAGTTGTGTAGAGTCTTCTCGTTCATAAAAACCTCAAAAGAGCCTAACAAGCGGCTCAAAAGTGAGCCCAGCCAC